TGTTCTCGCCCGGTAAAAACCGCCGCAAGCCCGAGATGCGTATGCGGATAGATGGATTGTCCTTAGCCGCATCAGCATCGCGAGCATTTTTGCGCTGCCATGCGGAGATGCCTTTATATGCAGCGTGGAACTTTTCCCGCACTTCCGCCGCCTCAGCAAGATCCATCTGGATTCCAGTTGCTGCCGCATAATTCCTGAGCCCTTTTGCACCACTTCCATAGAGCAATCCGAAGTTTGCGCTCTTACTAACCTGGCGCTGTTCCTTTGTAACTTCATCCTCCGCGACCCCATAAATCTGCGTCGCCGTAATCGTATGGAGGTCTTTCCCCTGCTGGAACACCTGAGTCATAAGAGAATCCTTAGCTTCTGCCGCCGCCAACCTCAACTCCATCTGCCCATAGTCCGCCACCACAAACTTCCACCCCTCTGGCACCTGAACACAAGCCCTAAACCGCTGATCCCTCGGAATCTGTTGCAAGTTGGGACTCATGCAACTCATCCTTCCAGTATCAGCCCCCATCTGCATGTAGCTGGCACGAATAAATCCATCCTTTGCCAAGTTCTTCAGCAATGTTTCCGCCATTTGCCGCTTCTTTTCAACCTTTTTCCACCGCAAGTAATCAGCAACAACTTTGTGATCACCAACGTATTCCTGGAGCGCCATCCGACTGGCACTTGGCTTGCCATTTTTCGCATCAATCGGCGCCTCACCCAACAACGCAGTGAACTTTTTCAGTAACTGCGCAGGACTATTGAGGTTGAAAACATTCGGATCTACTTTTTTACCTTTGGGTCCAGGCTTTGTCTGGTACAGCAACTTTCCATCAATACCCCGGCAAAGTTTGTGGCCTTCAGGTAAAGCGGTATCAAAATCTTCGATGAACTTTTCACCAACTTCGTAGTGCTCAATATCCAAATCTTCTATTAACTTCTCTAATAACTGCTTTTTAAAAGGAAGACCAGTACGCCACAACTGTGCCATTGCCGGCAAAGCATTGCACTCCAAGTACCAAGCCGGGTGGAGCGCCGCCGTCGCCATGCGCTGCTGAATCTGATCAAACAAATCCAAAAGCACCAGCACATCCTTCGCCGCATATTCCAGCTGGCTCTCGGTCAACTCACCCGACCAATCGCTCTTCTGCTCTTCTTTAGAAATATCCTCGTGCAGATAACGCTTCACCAAATGCTGTAGCCCATGCTTCACATTTGGCATCCCGTTAGTAAGAATCCGACTGGCCAGCATGGTGCACAAAACCTTTCCCGCTGGATAAATTTCGTGTTCCTGAAGCCATCCAAGATCAAAAACAGCATTGTGCGCTACCCATGTGCGCTCCACGCTGAAAAACTCCTCAACAACGATCCAGTCGTTGTCGTCCAAATCAAAGCAGTCGAGCACCACAGGCGGTTTACCTGGGGCACCCAACTGCACTAACCGCATCCCGCCCATCTTTGGCTGGAGCTGCGTTGTCTCCGAGTCAAACGCGATCAGCCGTTCATCGTCGAGCGTATGCAGATGCTCGATGCCAAGAAAAAAGTCCAAGCCTGGTAGGGCAACTTGTACCCTACTACTCTAGCAGACTTTCAACCTCCCTCGCCGAACACAACACCGCCGCCGCGAGTGTCCCACCTTCGGGAAGTCCAAGCAAACACCGTTTCCCCCAATGAACGCAGTGCTTACAAGGCCCCCCATCCGCCTGAGGTTTGTAACTCTGGCGCAACCGGTCCATTCGAATCTCCTCAAGGCCCGCAGGACTGGAGCGATAACACCTCATACACATGACCGGATTAGTCGTGTGCTTGCCGCACTTCTGGCACGGCCTGCTGTTAATAGTGACTGCCATTACTCAGAAAAAAGAATACATTCGGTAAAAAATCCGGCCTCACCAGCTTCAGGAATATCAAAATCGCACATGTCTTTGTGCCAGTGCTTGCATTTGATGCAACCGTTTCCTTGCTGCTGGCGCTGCTTCAATCGACGGCGCGGGATCTCAGGACAGACATCTTTGTACGTCCGTCCTGTTCGGATTGAATGAATTGACTGACGCGATATACCTAAAGCGTTAGCCAAGGTGTGATCAAACCGCCAATCCTCCAAAATCATTTTCACTTCTTTCGGTGTCATCCTGCGACGGTTGTTGGGCATGTCCCGCAGAGACACCTGCACCTCTTTCTTGGCAACCCGGTCAAAGTAAACATTCCACCGGTGCCCACAACATTTGCACTTCAGCCTGTAGGTATACAGGTTCGGCTTATGTTTCCACTGATGAATGTTGGTGATTCGTCTGAAAGTGTGAGTGCAATGGTTAGCCATTCCAGTGCCTGATAACGCCTGCGCAAATGAAAATGTTTGTAGTCATGTAGGCCGCCAAGATACAAAAACGCACCAGTGCAACCTGATCAGCAACCCGGTCGTGCTGGTGCGCCTTTTCTCCCAGGGCCTTGGCGACAACTCGCCACCAATGCCTCATCGGTCTTGGTACGCCTCCGTAGCCAATGTATTGATGAGGCGGTTCAGATACCAGCGAGCCTTACGAAAATCCTCATACGGATCTTTCTTCAGCCACGCCCGACTGATGTACTTAATGACCTGCCAATGCAAGCCACCAACAATCGGGTCAGGCGCGTGCCGTACCCAATCTTCGATCACATCAATGACTTCAACCTTCCCAGCCGTGTAATGACTGGGGCGACTCACGTTGTCGTTCATCCTTTTGACGCCTGAACAGCTTTGTCGCCTTGGTATCTCCCAGTGTGGGAGTAGTCCTTGCTGGGCAGCATCGTCATCCGATGGAACACAATCTGCGCAATCCGCATCCCAGGCCACAACGCAACCGGGTGCATAGAACGCGCATTTTGCAGTTCCAGCGTTAGCCTCCCGCAGTAGCCAGGGTCGATATACCCAGCAAGCAAATGCTCGATACCTTCCCTAGCCCGGCTCGACTTGAGCGCCAGTTGCCCAGCAATACAGTCGGGCAACTTGAACTCCTCCAGCGTTTCAGCCAGAACGAACTCATGCGGCTGGAGCATGAACGGCTTTTTTTGCGTGTGCCCTGCAATGGAGTAAGGCACTAGCTCGGGCGTTGACGGCAACTCCACCAGCAAGTTCTCGCCGAGTCTCACATCAAGACTCGCTGGATTCACTAGCTCCTTATCGAATGGAGTGACAAGCTCCCTTCGCGCCAGCGTGAAAATGTCGATATCCGCCAGGATCACGCCGCAGCCGCAACGGTTTCCTGCTGGAGCACCACATGTTTCCAGGTCTTATTCCATTTGATGCAATTCACCGTTGTGGCATGAACGCCAAACTCCTTAGCGATCTTGGCCACTGATTTTCCACCAGCAGCCAACTGGCGCTTAATTTCCAGCACTTTGGGCTCAGTCAACACCGAGTGCCCACGCTTGCCTTTGCGGCTGGACTTACGAGTCTTACCTTGAGACTTCGCTTGGGCGCGAACAATCTTCTCGCCAGCGGGCAGCGGAATGGTCTGCTTGGGATTAGTCAGATCAATCTGAACGTGCTGGCACGTATCAACAACAAAGCGGGCAGCATCCAGAGCTTTGACGATCTCGTCGAACTGGGCTTCAGAAAGGATGTACATGTTCATCGGATGGAACGTGTGCAGTGTAGTAGGGAAGAGCGGGTCTGTGTCAACTCCTAATTAGGCGGAAACTAGGAGTTAGCTAGGTGATCGGACTACTGGGCAAGGCGTAAGCATTTGGATACTTCGCCGGGCTGTGTCAATACCTGACCACCAGCAGCAGCGCATCTGGCTTCAACACGGTCGTTAGCAGACTGCAAAAGAAATACGTAGCCGACAACAAGGATGAGGATTGCCAGTGTGGCAAGAAAGTAATTACGCATAGAAGTGATGTTGTCTACTCGGGCAGGGATTCAAGAGCGCGGCGGATGGCAGATGAGTCAAAGCCAAGACCGTGAGTAGAGGCATCCACTTTCAAAAGGTCCAACGCTTGTAGTGCCTGCTCCTTCAAGCTCAGCGGCTTGGGGCGGCGGGCGTCGCGGAGGTTGTCGGCAAATGACTGGTTCATCCAGCCTTTTTCGAGCATCAGTAAGATGCACGCCTCCAACTCCTGATCAGCGCCCCAGCGGGCGGCCAGTGCTGCAAGCTCGCCTGGATTAGGAGGTCGTTGAGGCAGCGGCTTGGCTATCTCAACCCAGTCTTCAATCAGATCAGGCGGCGGAGTAATCGGATGGTTGTTGTCAGTCATGAGAAAGAGAAGTGTGTAGAACTAGCCATTTTCAAGTTCCAGTTTGATCGCAGCCTGGAAATAACCAGCCACTTTTAGGCGGCGATAAGCAGGCCCAGCCTCCTCGGACTGTTTGTTTTCAATGTTTTCGTACTCATGCCGCGCTTCCTGGAGCGCTGCCATGGTGTCGATATTGAGCATGTGCAGCTCGGTGTCTGACAACTCCGAGAGCTTGTCCAAGTAAACCGTCCGCCCGTTCAGCAGATACGAGCGGTAGAACGGCACCATTGAATTTTCAGTCATCAGCCGAAATAAAGTTTGCGTCGTTCATCGACCCAGGCATCGTAAGCAGCCCGGTCGGAGAACATGTCTTTGAACACCTCCGGCACTTCCGTGCTGGTAGGCCGAGGCTGCTTGCGCAGCTCGTGCATGTCATGCCAGTTGTAACCGCGTGACTGCCGGTAGTAATCCTCGTGTGCGTCGTAATTCATGCGAAGAAGTTCGGATCCTGCTGGCGCAACCGGGTGAGATCCGTGAGTCTCAACTTGAGAATCTCGTGGATAGCCAGGTTGGCTAAGCGGGTGGAGCTGATGGTGTCGCTGGTGGCGAACACGTAAATCATGTGGCGGTAAAGCTGGGTCAGAGTTTTGATCCTGACCCAGTGGGTATCGCCGGGGATGGGTTCGAGTCCCACTTCCCAATCGTCGTAATCGTCCGCGTTACGAAGCTCGCGTGATTCAGTCGTACCAATCAGACGTGTCGATTGGAGCCCAGTCATCGACGCGGTCGGTGAGCATGGCTCGGAGTTGTGCATCGGTGGCTGGAATCAAGTCTTCATCTGAAAAGTAGAGGGTGCCTCGGCACAGGGCAGGCCCCCACTCGGGCGGGTCAAGTTCCGTCTGCGCATAGACCAAAACAGCGTCATCAACAAGGGCATCGACAACGAGATGGTCGCCCTCAAATCGCAGCTCCTCAATGTCCAGTACCTTCACTTGACCTCCTGTGCAGTTTCGCTGGTTTCATAACGAGCCAGCCACATGTCCCAGCTCATCTTGAGAAACTGCTCCAAGTCCTGGAGCTTCTCCAGCTGTTTGATGTCGTAGATGGGATCTTGGCCGCGTGCCTCCATCTCCGCAATCTTCTGCTGGAGCGTGATGATGCCCCAGTTGACCGCGAAGTACCACGGGCTGAGCTTGGTGTTTTCGATTTGAGTGTGCAGCGTGTCCATTTGTAATTCAGTAGTAAGTGCGCCCGTCTCTCCGGGCGTGCCCTTAGCGTTACACAAAAACAGCCCAGCGTCAAGGCCGGGCTGTCGCACATCTTTACAATCGCTGGCGTGGGCATAACATAATTACAATTATGTAATGCCTCCAACCCAGTCACACCAGTGGGTTTGGGGCGTTATCGTAAGGGTTCTGTAGATCTCGGATCTCAGTCGTCCGCTGCGCCCGGCAGCGGTGAGGCCGGCACCGCGTGAGGACCGGCCACCGGGCACCCATTTGAAAGGAAGCGGCTGGACTCGAACCAGCTACTGAGTGCGTTGTCCGCGTGCCTTTCCCTTTGGCTTCACTTCCAGCGACCCCCAGGTTTGAGCATCGTTGAGAGGCTTAGAGGGTGTTATTCGGGGAGACGTTATCGGACGCCTCCAGAACCGGGCCGCCTTCTGGGCTATATGCCCAACGCGCACCAGTGCCCGATGCGAACGAGGCGCAGAGCGGGAACCAGCTCAAGCTACCAAAGTCAGGTAGACGGTGACTGCCAGCATCCCCAGCAGCCACGTCAGCCCGAACACGATCACGGGCGGGATCACGTTGGAACCCCTAGCTCTTCGGGTTCGTACTGCGTAAGCACGCACACGTCGGCGCCTTGCTTTAGGGCCGTACCAACGACGTAGTGGAACTGATCCTGAGCGTCTTCGCACTCGTGGATCTGGTACTCCTCAACTTCGTAGGCCATTCCTTTGCGGTACCAGGAGACCCGGACCACGGCCATCAGCTCAAAGGGAATGTCACCGACGGTGTACCCCAGGATCGGCTTCCTGGGACGCTTCGGCTGGGGCGGTTCAGGCTTGGCCACGGGATCCCTCCAAAAAACCCACGCGACAACGCGCATGAGCCCTAGGAAAAAGTTAGGCGGGTTGAACTGCCCCATCAGTCCCACATCCGTGCGGCTTCCTGCATCAGCCTTGCCAACTCCTCAGGAGAGCGTTCATCCCTTGGGGAGCCTTCAAAAAGCTGTCCTCTTTCACCAAACCCCTTGGTACGACTGGGAAACAAATCGGGACACAGGGTAGGGCTGTCCTTTTTTGCTCCAGTCTCCCCAGCAAAAGAGGACACGTCCAAGGGCTGTCCTTTTTTACTTTCCAGTCCCTGACTGGGTTTTCCCAATTCAGGACACACTTTCACACACATATCACGCGAGAGAATTGCTTGGTACAGATTGGAAGGTCTGGCACCTGTGGAGGTCTGACCGACCACCTCAACCAATCCCCGCGAAGCAAGCCTCTGGAGCGCCTTGCCGATAGCGGCGACACTTCCACCGCACAGGGCATCCGCAGCGAGGTCAGAGCGGCTCAGAGCACGCGGGTGAGCAGCCCTGAGGCGCTGGAGCACCCGATCCACGATTGATGCCGGGCTGGCGCTGTCGGTATCGACCTCCACGTAATCCGCGAGGGAGAAGGTGAGGTCGTTTTCGAGCTTCATCAGCAGCTTGGAGCCATCTCGGCCAGCCCTGGACTTCTCCACGGTGATGAGGCGAGCGTTGTAGCCGGTCTGCTCAACCTGTTTTTTGTCCGGCCGCCGCAGCCCCCACACCTCATCCACAGCGTCCCTAATGGCCGTGGAACCCCGGAAGCCGCCAGTTTTGTTGGCGTGGTGGATCAGCAGGATGGTGCAAGCCGGGAACATGCGTCCGTTGTTGTTGGCTAACCAGTAGATCGGGCTCGCAAACTCCTTTTTGTTTTCGTCGAACGCCGATCCCCTGCTGCAGCCCGTGATCGAGTCGATGATCACGAGCTTCGGCTGGTGCTTCTCGATCAGCTTGACGAAGCGGTAATACCAGTTCAGGTCCCACCCCATTACCACGGTCACCGGATCCGACGGCTGGAACTCCAGATCCCGAAGCTGCTGCTGAACCTGGACCTCTGACTGGTCGCCGTTGAGGATCAAAACGGGACCAGCTTCCACTGGAACAAGATCCCCGCGCACGGAGAATGGAATCCCACGGGCCACGTGCTTGGCAATCGTCCAAGCGGACATGGATTTGCCATCCCCACCAGCGCCGTGAATCATCACGGTCCCAGGGCAGGGCAGCAGATCTGGGATCAGGTACTCAAACTTCAGATCTTTGTTGAGCAGGTTGTCCATCGCCATCTCGTCATCTTGCTGCTCGAACTGCATCTGAGCGATCAGCAACCGCTCCAGAGCCCCAGCATCCCGATACCCAGCTTCCAGCGCCAAAACATTCATGGCGTGCGCCGCTTCCGCCGGGTTTTGAATCTGCTGGATCTCCTTGGCCCGGCGGATCACCTCGGCATAGGTAATGACGACTTGCCGAATCCGCGTGACGTTATCGCCCTCAACCTCCTCAACAACCTTCCGCAGATCCTCCGCAAGCCACAGCCGCCCAGGCATCTGCTGGTCCGCCATCCAGAAGAGCGTCCCGAGGCTTACAGGGCCCTTCCTGAAGCTCCTCCAAGCGGCTTCGCAGGGATTGCCCTCCTCCCATTCCTGTGAAAACTCCGGATCTTCCGCAGACCACGCAGACCACAGCGTTAGCCCTAGGTCAGTCGGCAACTCCGAGTGGATCGCCATCCCCACCTTGACCCAGTGGTCCCGGCTACCAGCCCCCTGCCCCGGAATGACCTTCAGTGCCGACTGAATGATCTCAGCCACCTCAGCTGGATCTCGATCCGAGAAATCAAGCGCCTTGCGGTTCCTGATGAAGCCGGCATCCTCAACACCTTTGCCAGCCCGCTCCTTCATCTCAGCGATCAGCCACGCAGGAGCCTCTGGAATCGCCTCCAAGTCCCCTTCAAAGCCGTATTGACCTTCTGGTGCCTTCCCATCACTGGAGCCCGGATAAGCCCCGTAGATGACGCCCTGACGGCCCCAGAGCACCTCGTACCCAGCCCCGGTATCGGACAGGCCAAAACCCTGCACCGAGCCCCACAAATTTTCAGGGACACGGAACAGGTACTTCGCCGCGTTCGCCTTGGTCGAGGTAACGACTGGAGCACCCTCCAGCGACTCGCCCCATTTCTTTTTGAGACGACTGAGATTCCGATCCACATCAAGAATCACGAGTCCCATGCTGCGACCGCCCGTAAAGACGCCCACCGCTTGGAACACCTTCGGCTGGCGCTCAATCTGCAGAGCGACGTCAGCCGGGCTCATCACCTCGTCATGACTGCGCTTTGTGGGCGTCTTGCCCTTGCTTACCGACCCTGAGGGCAGTTTCTCGCCTTTGGCGTAGATCGGTGCATACGCCATCCCCACAGGCAACTGGCGCACAAAAGCCAGCAGATCCTGCGTCTTACCTTGCGACATGTTAGAGTCTCACATGAGAATGTTCCACACGCCCTGCAGCTTTTCCGCTGTGGGGCGTTTTTTCAGCCTAGCCATCGGTGTCAAGGCGTGTTAGTGTGTTACTCGTTGGCACTCAGCCGACCACACCAAACACCTACACAAATGGCTTTCCTTTCAAAATCCGCATCTGCAAACGTCAACGGCGGCAACAGCGGCGGCGGCTACCTGAGCCTCAGCAAACTCCCCGATGGTGGATCCGTCCGCTTCGCCCTACTCACTGACGAACCTCTGGAATTTCACGAGTGCTGGGGGCAAGCAAACGGGGTCAACAAACCTTTCCGGTTTTCATACGAGCCCACTTATGAGGACGTGGTTGCCGAAATGGGCGAGTTCGAGCCCCGCGAAGGACGCGGTGGCCCTGGAACAGCAGATGTGAAGTTTGCTATAGCAATCCCCGTGTACGTATATGACGCTGGAAAAGTTCAAGTACTACAGATTACCCAAAAATCAATTTTGAAAGAAATTGATGCGATTAGTCAGCTTGATGACTATAGCAACTTGCTTGATTGGGATTTTTCCGTATCAAAAAAAGGCTCAGGTTTAACGACTGAGTATTCAGTTCGTCCGGTACCTAGAAAGAAAGGATCTCAAGAATTTATTGACGCAGCATGGCTGGAAGCGAAGTCTGACGGCTTCGATATTTCGAGGCTCCTGGAGGGAACAAACCCCTTTAAGCCTGCCTGATAGGTAAAATGGTGGGGCAGCGGTGCTTCCAACACCCTGCCCCCGACCACCTACCAGGAATAGGCGATGGCGAAAGCTTACAAGCCCCTACCGGCTGCGGAAGAGCTGTGGGAGCTGTTTTCACTAGATCCATTTACTGGGACGCTTTACTGGCGCACCCACAAGAATCCCTACCGCATAGGTAAACCGTTTGGTTGCCGATTCACAAAGGGTTACATAGTCGGCGAAATTCGCCACGACAAATTTTCAGCCCATCGTCTTGTCTGGAAGTGGGTCACAGGTACGGAGCCCCTGGAGATAGACCACATAGACCGCAACAGAGCCAACAACAGCCCCTGGAACCTGCGTTCGACCACCCGTTCCGGCAATCACTGCAACCGCAGCAACGTAAAGGGCTACACGAGGACCCCAAGCGGCACCTACAGGGCTTTAATCGGGATTGATGGCGTGCAGTACTACCTGGGGCACTACGCAACAGAGCAAGAGGCTCGGGAGGCTTACTTAGCCGCAGCGGCCCTGCTGCACGGGGAACACACGCCTGAAAAAGGCTTACCACAGGCATCCCCTGGTGCAATCAAGCGTTTTCACGCAAAGGCCACCAGCAAAATTTTCAAGTGTTGACACCTGTACTAGAATCCAGAAGGGAAATAGTACCTTCAATGCCTAATACACAAGACACACTTGCTGGATTAAGGCGTTGGAAGCTGGAACGTGATGACGAATCCGACCCCGGCGGCAGGATCTACCGGGACATTAACGGTAACGTGTATCACAGTGTAACTAGAATACTAAAAGAGACAAGCGACACCACCGGACTGGAACGCTGGGCTGCACGCCTCGGGGAAGTAGAAGCCACCTGTCAGCGCAATGTTGCAGCAAATAGAGGCAACATGACACACAATCAAGCAGAGTATTTATTAAAAACTTCAATGCAATTAGCACGTTCTACAGCAAACAAAAGAAACTCTATTCGCTGGGACGAACAAGGCCTGGCGCGTATTCCTGCTCCCATCACACAATGGGCACTCAAAAGGGTACGCCCCAATGTTCCCCCCGTAGGATTCAGTGCAAAAGGTTACGCTCGTTCACTATCTGACTGGATCGCCGAAAACGTCACGGAGATTTTCGCCTCCGAATTTTCCATTCACCACCCAGCAGGTTTTGCTGGAACGGCAGATGCCTTACTCACCGTAAAAGGAAAACAAGGCATTCATGTTGTCGACTGGAAGACTAGCGTGGGACGTAAAACCGACCGCGACGACAGGCTTCCCAGCGGCCATTCATACATCGACCAGTGTGGAGCGTATTCACTGGGACTCAAACATTTAACCGGCCTAAAAGCATCCGGCGCCGTCATCGTGCTGGCACGTCGATGCGGCACCCCCAACGTCCACTACATGGATGCAGCAGAACTGGAACAGGCAGAAAATTCATTCATGGAACGCTGCCATTCATATTTCGAGAACCTACAAACGGCCATTCATGTCTCGGCCTAACGGCCTCGACGAAAAGCCATTCATGACTGGAACGCCATTCAAGGCCATTCAGGTATTGTTTTGACCATTCATAATGCCAATACCTGGTATTTATTGGCGATTCTGCTAATACTTCCTCCCAGCATGGGAGGTCTGCTGGAGCGTGGCCGGTATTTCCGCCTACGGCTGTCTCGTGGTGCGTCTCATGAGTCTCACTGGGAATGAGAATCATTCTCAAGCCAAGGCAGAGGGAATCGGCTCCCGTGGTGGGAGCCGGTGAGGTCAGCTGGAGCGCTTCCGGCTGGGCTGGGCTTTGCCTTTATTGGAGCGAACCTTACGGGCTGCCCCCGGCGATGCCTTGACCCGTGCCGCTGGAGCGCTAGCGGCTGGAGCGCCGCGCGTTAAAAGTCCCGGAAGTTGTGGAAAACTATCCGCCGGGATATCGGCGCCACCATTAACGCGCTGGCAATCCCGCCAGTACGGCACAAGCTCCCGCCACAGCTGGAGCGGACCTTCTTTACCGTGGGCCTGCTGGAGCGTTAAAAGGTCGGCCCAATCCGAAGCTTCGATGCTGGAGCGCTCAATGGCCCAACGGAGGTCTCTTAGGTGGCGCTTCTCCAGGCGTAACTGTTCGCGCTCCGCTTCTCGGGCTTCTCGCTGGCGCCCCTTTGTCGTCCATTCGCCGCCGCTCACTCCGCAACCTCCCAACGGGTGATCACGTGCTGGATCAGTTCGCGGGTGTGCTGGCACCGCTTGGCTTCTGCGGTGTTGCCGGTGCGGTGGAGCTGAGCAGCTGCGCCGTGAAGTGCACGTTCTACACGTAACCAGTGCTCACCCGAGAGGGTGACGGTTACGACCTTTCCTGTTGTGGCCATGGTGCGATCCTGCCGGGGTACGGCTTGAGGGATACCCTCTAACAGTAACAGCAGCACCGCCAGCTGCCAGCCACGTTAAGATGTGCAACAGTAACAGCAGAGAGGGGCTGGAGCTGAGGCTAGGATCTGGGGCAGCCACACCTAGGCAACCATGCAAACCCACTACAGAGATCAAGCACACCCACCAGCAACAGCCGCTCAGCTTGTGGCCGCTGGTGTAGATCCCTCAGACCTTTACTGGTCTGGCACGTTCCGCTGCTGGCGCTTTGCCGGTGCGACCTGCCAGCACTTCCCGTACCAAACCACTGGCGCGATTCTGGCAGCGCTTCAGATCAACCCAACTTGCGAGGCCTGAGCGATGAAAAACCGCACCATCCATCCCGCAGAATCCGCAGGCTGGCGCCCGAGCATGGTTGACGCCGCGCTATGGGAGACGATCCTATGGGCCACGTCAGATGACAACGGCGAACCGCTGGAGCGTGATCACGACATGTCCGCCGCATGGCGGGAAGACATGCAGGCATTGTCTGATCAGTACTATGCCTGGCGCGACCTTGCCGATGGCTGCCTGCTGGAATACGGCCTAGGCGAGCTTTCCGTTGAAGATCTGCTAGGCGTCGACCGCGTGGAACACGCCTACGTACTGGCGCGAGACGGCCACGGCGTCAGCATGACGGATCGGTGGCGGCCCGGCGTGGAGCGTGACTGCTGCGAGACGATGGAGCAGTTAGCGATTGCGCAGGGTGAGATCGGCGCCTACGTAGGAGACGGCGGGCGAATCTACCTAGCCTGTAACGCTTGACGGCTGGCCCGTCCGGGCTTACTGTATTTCACGAGACCCAACCCATAGGCTCACACCATGACTCGCTACACCACCGAACAGCTGGCGTCCTTCCCCTGGATCGTCAGCACTGACACGTTGCGCACCGACCATCTGGCCGATGCCTACCTTGGCGCTTTTGACCGCTTGGGGCAAGACATACCGGAACCGTTCCGTTCCGATCTGCAGCAGTGCGCCGCTTACGCTTCGGACCTTATCGGCCCGGAACCGTGCGACGCCTGGGATGAGGCTACTGCCTGGGCTTTCGACCGCCTGAATGATCTGGCGCCGACTGGTTTCTACTTTGGCGCGTCCGAAGGCGATGGCTCTTGTTTCGGATTCTGGTTGCAGGAAGAATGGGCAGAGTGCCTGGAGCATTGCGGCTTTGCTGCAGACTCTGACCCTGCGGCTTTGGTGCCGGTTGTCTCTGAGCTTTGCGCTTCTGGCGTCGATCCCGATACCTACAAAGACTGCTACCAAGGCGAGGCAGAAGGCTATAGCTCAGAACAAGCTGGCGCAGAATACGCTCAGCAGTTAGCGGAAGAATTGGGGATGACGGATGGCACCCAAGTATGGCCGCTAGGTTGCATTGACTGGCAGGCTGCCTGGCGCGAACTAGAGATTGGTGACGCCTACTGGTTGCAACGGATCAACGGGAGCCAATGGGCAGTCTTCCGGCCTTGCTGACTGGCGCCCTTACCGATCAACGGCCCGGCCTTATGGTCGGGCTTTTATTGTGCCGCAGTGGTGGCGCTAGTATTGAATCAAACGCAGCGGATCTTAACAGTGAGCGACGCACCGGAAGCTAACAGCGAAGCGCCGGAGATTGCGCCGGAAGCTGTAAAGAATACGCAGCGCCCATACGGTAAGCGGAATCCTGACGCTGTTATTGAAGAGCGTAGGAAGCGTTTGTACAAACGCCAGCTAACGGGTTTGACCGTTCGGCAGTTGGTGCTAGATCATGCTGATCGTGAAGGCATCGGCGAAGTTACAGCCTGGAGAGATTGGGATGCTGTAAAACAGTGGAACGAGCAGGACTGGCAGAAGGATAGGGAGTCGATAGTTTCACGTCTCCAGGGGATGCGCCTACGCGCTATCGACGTGGCAATTCGTAAGGGTCAGATCGGAAGCGCTCAGCTGCTGATGCGCGACCTCGGCGCTGTGGTTGGTGAGGTCGCACCGGAAGCCGCAGCGGCTGCAGCGCCTCGCCTGGAAATCACCGTGGAGGATCGGCGCCAGCCTTGACCGCTGGCCGATAGTGTGCAACAATGGGAGGCAAGCTCACCACGCTTCCCTATGACACGTCTCCACCTACTCGCCGTCCTACTGATCGGCGTTGGCGTCCTAGCTATGGGCGCCGACAATGCCGCCCAGCTGGCACGTTGCGAGGCTACCGGCCGCGGCCAGGCTGAGTGCCGACTGCTCGTGCTCGGCCGCTAGCGACTGACGCCGCACCGCTTGCCCCTGCGGGAGTGAGAATCATTCTCATTCCTGGGGGGCGGGTTGCAAAACTTAACGCGCAGGGCTGGGCGTAGGGAACTTACTGATACATTCGCAATTCCTTCCTCTGTTACACACCGGGGGGAGGGGTTGCGATTCCTGCAATACACTAGAAGGTACCCCCCAGATAAAAATGCCCGAATCTGCTGGAGCGGTCAGCCTCCGTTACGCCCAGGGCCAAGTTTTCTCAAGCCGCAAGCGCTTCCGCGTCCTAGTCGCCGGACGCCGCTTCGGTAAGAGCTACCTCTCCTGCGTGGAACTTCTGCGTGGAGCTATAGAACGACCCGGAGAAACGTTCTTTTATTGTGCTCCAACGTACCGCATGAGTAAGGATATTGTGTGGAAATTATTGAAAAAGTTAGTCCCTAAAGCATGGATTAAGGCCAAAAATGAGACGGATTTGAAGATCGAACTAGTAAACGGCTCAACAATCGAGCTGAAAGGCACCGAAAACGCAATGGCTCTGCGAGGCAGAAGCCTCGCTGGAGTCGTCCTCGACGAAGCCGCATTTATGTCCAGCGAAGTCTGGTTCGAGGTTATCCGCCCCGCCCTCGCCGACAAACAAGGCTGGGCACTCTTCATCTCCACCCCGGATGGCACCGCCAGCTGGTTCTACGAACTCTGGCAATACGCGGATAGCGGCGACGACAACTGGAGCCGCTGGCAATTCACGACGATTGAAGGCGACAACGTCCCCCCGGAGGAGATTGAAGCCGCAAGAGGCCAACTCGACGCCCGCACCTTCCGCCAAGAATTCGAGGCCAGCTTCGAGAACCTCAGCGGCCTCGTTGCAATATCATTCGGCGACGAAAACATTTCAACCGAAGCATCAGATATTTCTGTCCTACCGCTACTGCTTGGCGTCGACTTTAATGTTAGCCCGATGTCAGGAATTTGCGCTGTAAAAGATAATGAAACACTCTATGTTTTCGACGAAATTATCCTCACTGGCGGCGCCACCACCTGGGACTTCGCCGAGGAAGTCACCCGCCGTTTCGGCGTGGATCGCCGCGTGATCGCCTGCCCGGACCCCACTGGTGGCGCCCGCAAAACCAGCGGCGTGGGTCTGACCGACCACAACATCCTCCGCCGCAGCGGCTTCAACGTCTCCAGCCCAAAAGCCCCCTGGAAAATCCGCGACAAGATCACCGCCGTCAACACCGCCCTTCTCGATGCGACTGGAACCCGCCGCACCTACATCCACCCCCGCTGCAAAGAACTCATCAAGTCCCTCCGCACCCTCACCTACGCCCCTGGCACGGGCCTCCCCAACAAGAATCTTGGTGTGGACCACGCCTTCGACGCCTTTGGCTACCTGTGTTTACAGCAGTTCAACCTCGCCAAGGCCGGCACGCTGGGTCAAACCAGCTATCGCCTCTATTAAGGGCTTTAGACTGCAACAAAGCACTGGTGCGATGCCCCTAAAACGCGGCTATTCCCAGAAAACCATCTCCGAGAACATCCGGATGCTGGTGAAAGAGGGCTACGACCAAAAGCAAGCCTCCGCTATTGCTTACGACACCGCCCGCAAAGCGAAAAAAGCCGCCCAAAAGCGCAAGAAATAGCCATGGCACCCAAGAAAAAAGGCTTATACGACAACATCAACGCCAAACGCAAGCGCATCGCCGCTGGATCCGGCGAAAAGATGCGCAAACCCGGCAGCAAAGGCGCCCCAACAGCCGCCGACTTCAAAGCAGCGGCCAAAACCGCCAAGAAACCCCGCAAAAAGTAACCCATGGCCACTGGAACCGGCACCGTCTACGACGGCGAACTCACGATCTACCCCAGCCAAAGCCTTACTGATGTTGGCTCGCTATTTTTCCGCAACGTTGTTGCCGGCCATACCTGTTTTCAGGTCAAGGTAACTGGTTTTGTCAGCGGCCACATTGACATTGACTTCGGCGGAAGTTTGACCGGCAACGACGACTTCGGACTTGTCGCAGCCGCCACCAAACACGCTGGAGCCCAACGCATCAGCGCCAACGGCACCTACCTCTATTTCATCCAGGACAAACCGGTTCGCGACTACGTTTTTTACGTAACTGCGTTAACAAACGCCGGTCCGACCGTAACCGTAACGCTTGGAGCACTATCCGACGGCTAATGATCCAAACCATCAATGGCGGCTGCGTCCACATCGAAATCGACGCCGAGGACGGTCTAACGCACGCCACCTTTGTATTTAAGACCCCCCAAAACCCCGAAATTATCGGGGGTTTCGTAACTATGTTGACTCAAGGTATCGAAGTGCTGGTACCTATCACCGACCCCGACGACGAGGAGGATGACGATGATTGAGTATCGCGGCGAGCGCTTCGAGGGCTACAACAAACCCAAACGCACCCCAAATCACCCGACTAAATCACACGCAGTCCTCGCAAAACAGGACGGCGAAGTAAAACTAATCCGCTTCGGCCAACAGGGTGTGACTGGCTCACCCAAGAAAGCCGGCGAAAGCGAAGCGGACCGCAAACGCCGCGAAGCTTTCAAAGCACGCCATGCAGCTAACATTAAAAAAGGAAAAATGTCAGCCGCTTACTGGGCGGATCGCACCAAGTGGTGACTAAATGACGTACTCAGTCCCCGGCCAGATCCGCACCCACCTCGTCAGCTCCACCTACATGGGCGGATCTGACAACCCCTTCACCCGCACCCGCGCCGTGCTGGACCAGATGAAGGGCTGGGAAATCATGAAAGCGGTGACGCTTGGCACGGAATACCTGCGCGAGAACAGCGAAGCCTTCCTCCCACTGGAACCCCGCGAGGACTACTCGGCCTATTTGAGCCGTGTCAACCGCGCTGTTTTCTCTCCTTATACGCAGCGTTTAATCCGCGCCGCCTCCGGCCTAATCCTGCGCAAGCCAATCACTCTTGAAGGCGACCCGTACTGGAGCGAAGTTTTCGCCAAGGACGTCGACGGTTGCGGCTCTGACTTGGACGAATATGCACGTCGCACGCTGATCTGCGCCCTGACCTATGGCCACTGCCACACCTTGGTGGACTTCCCCGCTCCCTCTGGAGCGCGAAGTCTTGCTGAAGAACGCGCCCTCAACCGCCGCCCCTACTGGATCGAAGTCGACCCTGCGAACGTCTACGGCTGGCGCCTGGACCGCGAAGTCAACTACGGCAAATTGATCCAGGTCCGCATCGGCGAAAAAGCCGTGCTGCCCGACGGCGAATTCGGCGAAAAGGTTTACGACCAAGTCCGCGTCATCGAACCCGGCCGTTACCGCATCTACCGCCAGAGCGAGACCCGCAAAGAAATGGTGGGCTCAATGCCCTACCCCAACAGCTACGACACCACCTCTGCCACCACCAGCGACTACGAGCTAGTCGAAACCGGCAGTTACAGCCTGGGCGAAATCCCTCTCGTAACGCTGTACGCCAACAAAACCGACACCCTGGTTAGCAAGCCACCCCTACTGGACATTGCATACCTAAACCTCGCGCACTTCCAACGCCAAGCCGACCTCATCCATAGCCTCCACATCGCATCCCAACCAATGCTCGTCCTAGAGGGCTGGGACGACCAGACCAAGGACATGGCGGTCGGCGTCAACTACGCGATTGCCACTCAACCCGGTAACAAGGTCTATTACGTGGAGCCTGCGTCTAGCGCGTTCGAAGCGCAGACCAACGAAATCCGCGAACTGCAGCAGCAAATGGCAACACTGGGCATCAGCACACTGAGCCAACAAAAGTTTGTTGCCGAATCTGCCGACGCCCGCCGCCTGGATCGTGTCGACACCAACTCCATGCTGTCGATGGTCTCGATGGACCTCCAGCAGACCTTGCAGCAAGCCTTCAACTACGCCGCCACCTACCTCCAACTGGAGCCCCCGAAGGTCTACATCAGCCGCGACTTCGACATTGACCGCCTGATCGGCCAAGACATTACGGCGCTGACTTCCCTGTTCGCACAGCAGGTCATCGACCGCGAAGAATTCCGCGACATTCTGCGCCAAGGCGAAATCCTTAGCACTGGCATGTTGCCCCACACCGACGACGAACAGCTGGAACCACAGGAATCTGCCGAAGAAGAGGCAACAGAAGAAGAGCGTGAAGACCTCGAAGAGAGCTAAACCCTCTTTTGTTCTAGACTAGAAACGTCGTTACCGTTATCCACTGGTGAAAAGCCTGGATTACGTGCAACAACCGGACGGCACATTCCGCTGGGAATTGGTCGAACTCCGGGAAGCTGCACCTGCACCTGCACCTGCACCTGCGCCTGCACCCGAGCCTGCAGAACAAAAACCTGTGCGTGCCAAGCGCCGCAACGTTACCGAAGAAACAATTTCCCAAACCGCTGAATACGAATTTTGAGTATGGAAGAGCAAGTCATCCAGGAGACACCCGTGGTGATTCCTGACCAGCCCGTGGCTGGAGTCGACACCGCTCCTCAAGCTGACCTCGGCGCTCTCCGTAGCGAATACGAAAGTCAGATTGCAGCGCTGAAAACTCAAGCAACAGAAGCCGAGGAGAAATTCCAAGGCATAAAAAACAAACTCGACGAGGTCTACAAAAAGCAGGACGACCAGCGCAAGAAAACGCTGGAAGACCAAGGCCAATGGAAAGACCTCTGGGAGGAAGCCAACAAAACCGCCCAAGAAAAAGAACTCCGCATCGCGGACCTGGAACGCCAACTGGAAGACCTCCGGGCCTCCAACGAGCAAGCCACTATCCGCACGAGCGCTCTTGCCGCCATCAACCAGGCTGGAGCTATCAACTCAGAGCAAATGCTCCAACTTCTGCAAAGCAATCTCCGCAGGGACGCCAACGGAAACGTGGTGATTCTGAACGGCGGTGTAGAGCAGAACATTGGTACATATCTGAGCAACTTAAAGAACCCAGGCTCTGGTTTTGAACATCATTTCAAACCGAGTTCTGCCGCTGGTATGGGCGCCAAACCAACACCAGCATCTAATGTTGCCCCCGGAATGGCTAACCCATGGAAGGAAGGTAGTATTAACTTAACGAGGCAAATGGCCTTGGAAGCCTCCGACCCTGATCTCGCAGCTGTGCTGAAGAGAGAAGCCGGTCGGTAAGTCCCCGTGGGACACCACTTCAAGTCTGTGACTTGAACCCCCGCAAACCCAATCACTGGAGCTTGAAATGGCCGCCCCATTTCAGAACTATTCCGGCGGTGTCCTTCTGGCGGACATCGTCAAGCGCAATAACCTCAGCACCTATGTGTCTGAGGCGATTAAGGACCGCAGCCTCTTCCTGAAGAGCGGCGCTGTTGTTCGCAACAGCCTGCTGGATGCCCGCGAAGGCGGTACCCGCATCCAAGTGCCCGAGTTCAACCCCGTGGCTCCTACTGAGGAGATCATGAACGGGACGGCTACCTGGGGCACCAGCAACGCCGGCTATCTGACTCCTCAGAAGATCGGCACTGCGACCCAGATCGCTACCATCTGCCATCGCGGTTTCGCATACGCGGTAGACGACGTCGCGATGCTCGCGGCCGGTGAAGACCCGATGCTTCACATCCGCAACCAGCTTGCCGACGCCATCAACAAACTGAACAGCGCCCGCTTGTTCAGCCAGCTTGCTGGTTTGTTCGGCACTGCGCTGTCCGCCAACAGCCTGGACCTGGGCGTTGCCGCCGCCTCCGGCGCTGGCGAAGCCAACTTCCTGACTGGTGCCTCCGTGGCCCGCGCCCGCGCCCTGCTGGGTGAGCGCGGCGACGAACTGGACACCCTGGTGGTTCACCCCTCCGTGGGCTTCTACCTGTACCAGGTGGGCCTGCTGACCTTCTCGACCTCTGCCCTGGCTGCCTCTGGCGCCGTGGTTTGGGGCGGTGGCGGCGTGGGCGTCGGTGCCCGTGCAATCGGCGAATTCGCTGGTTGCCGCGTGATTATGGACCCCCTGGTGAACACCGTTGCCCCTGGCACAGCCGGCCACCAGCGCGAGTTCTACTGCTATCTCACCAAGTCAGGAACCATCCTGGAAGGTGTGCAGCAGGATCTCCGCATCGAAGCCGACCGCAACATCCTGTCCAAGCAGGACGTGCTCTCGGTCGACTACCACGGCGCTTATCACGTGACGGGCACCAAGTGGGTGGACGCTGGCGACAACCCGACCAACGGCAACCTGGCTACCGCCGGCAACTGGCAAGCCACCTATGACATCGACCTGATCCCCCTGGTTCAAGTCACTGTCAACAGCCCCCTCGACACCAGCACCATCTGATAATCAGATTGCGTGTACACCAGGCCCCACTTCGGTGGGGCTTTTTTGTTGGCGCTACACTGAAACAAAGATCAAGTAAGTAGCTGTGCCCGCGACGATCAACGCTAGTTTGAGCAGCGCGTCGGCCAACAGCTACGTCACGCTTGCCGACGCCGACGCATATTTCGAAACCGTCCCGAATTCAGCCACCTGGACCGACAAAACCACAGATCAGAAAAACCGCGCCCTGATCTCAGCCACCCGCTGGATCGACAGCCTGAATTTTTACGGCGACCGCTGCGACAACGGCCAATCCCTCAAATGGCCCCGCAATAACTACACCGTCGACCGCGTGGAGCTGACCTGTAGCGTCATCCCCCCGGACATTAAGTACGCAACCTACGAACTGGCACGCGCCCTCGCAAACGACACCGACGCAATCACCAACACCGAAAGCGACCCGGACGAGCTGTATCAGGAAGTCACTCTTGGCGACCTAAAAGTCCGCTACAAGGACAGCAAAGTCGAGAACCCCATCAACAACATTTTCGACGTCTACCCTTGGCTCCAGTCATACCTAGGCGCTTACACGATTGGCGGCGTAGGCGGCTATCAGATTCGCATTGTGAGGGGATGACATGAGCCTCGTCGACACCACATTTGCCGGCATTCCCGCCCAACTCCTCGCGGACTGGGGCCAAAACGTGACCTATCTCAAAGCTAACGCCGCCCCGACATACAACACAACAACCGGCATCGTCTCTGGCGCCGACACGAGCATCACAGTTCGCGCTTTGATCTTCGAGGCAAAGCCCGAAGAATTTGAATCTACGTATCAAACAAGCGACCTCAAAGTCATCATCGGCAATGCCGAGCTTGGAACGTATGTCCCAAGCATCCGCGACCGCATCCAATACACCCAAAACAATGCCACTAAAACCGGCCGCATCATCCAGTGCAAAACATCTCGCGGTGAAAACCCGGTAGTCCACACCATCCTGTTGAGGCCCCAATAATGGCCCGCAACGGCATCTGGAACTTGCTGACTGAGTTAGACCGTGTTGCTGCAACAACGGTCTATAACGGCCCTAAAAGAGCGGCAGAAAAAGTCGTACAAGATCTACAAAAACAAGGCCCAGCGTGGACAGGCGAGTTCTCAAATTCCTGGCAAATAACTACACCGACTGCTGTTGTCGGTGGTACTGGCCAAGCAGGTCTTCCACAACGTCTGGTTGTTCCACCTTTAACAGGAAGACAGGTAACCCGATCTTTACTAACTAAAGACAAAATTGTGTTCAGTATCTCTAATTTTGCTCCGCATGCAGAAATAGCCACCGATTTCAAACCCGGAACCTTTATCAATCCCGGCACAGACCCGATTAAACCCATCGAAAAAACAGGCAAACGACAAAAAGGAATCCGTGGTCTGTTGACAGGCACAGGCGGTAACCAACGAACAGCACCCCTGGACTGGTTCAGTCTGTATGTAAAAGGCGGCGGAATCGACAAGACTATTGAAATCGCCATGAGAACAACCGACCGATGAACTACCAAGCAGTCCGTTCTGTTTTCGAGACTCCGCTGTTGACGGCGTATAACAATCTGTCGCCAGCAGTACCGGTCTACTTCGACAACGTGATGAACGACGGCGCCGACAGCGCCGAAGAATTTGTCCACGTCAACATCCAATTCGGACTTACCACCGAACTAACGCTTACCAACAACCCGGACCGCATCCGTGGGGTCATCGTCATTCGCACCTACACACCAAAAGGCCGTGGTCCTGCCCGCAACCAAACACTGATCGACGTCGCAACAACAACCCTACAAACAATCAACAACACAGCAAAACCCGCCTCAGGTGTGTATGTACGCACTGGCTCGATTGACGGTCCCAGCTTCAGCCCCGACTTCGGCGGTACGACACCCGACCAACAATCTCGCCGGGCATTTACGCCCTTCTTTATTTCTCGAATCGAAGCAGGATTCCAAGCGCAGGTTATTTCTTAATACCGAACTGCACTGGAGCTAACCTGTATTAAGCCGGGCTGTGCCCGCGACAACCCTTACCACTGGTACGACCAATGGCCACCGTTCTCTCGGGCACTTCCGGCGCCCTCTACTACGCACCTGCAGGCACCACCGCCACCTTTGGCGAAGCAGCTGTCAACGACACCACCGACGTCATCACTGTTGACACCTACCTGAACTTCAAAGTCGGCGATCCCGTCAAGTTCAGCATCGTCAACACCGAAACCGGCGCCGCTGGTACTGGCACCCTCCCTGCTGGTCTGTCTGCAGGCACCACCTACTACGTGATCGGCTACACCCCCGCCACCGGAGCACTGACTGTTTCGGCAACTCTGGGCGGTGCTTCTGTAGCTATTACCGACAACGGCACCGCTGTGGCCCCTAATGCCTTCAAGGTGGCTTATGGCGCTCCCGCTGTAGTGGGTTCTGTACGCGAGTGGAGCTTCGAAATTACACGAAGCGAGATTGATGTTACAGTCATCGGTCAAACCCTGGGTCAGTACGCACCCTTCCGCAGCTACATCACCGGCTTTGCCGATGGTTCTGGCTCTGCAACTGTGTACACCACCGACGACGACACCAACCTGTCCAACCGGATGGTGGAAGACGTGCTGCAGCGCCAGCAAGTGGGCGCCACGATGAAGCTGTACATCGACCGCGTGGTGAGCGGCGGTTCTGTGGACGACACCCTGAGCCGTTCGATCACTGTTCCCGTGATCCTGACCTCGGCCAGCCTCACCGTGAACCCCGACGACGGCCAGAGCGTGGAAATTGCCTTCCGCCCCAGCGCCGCCCCCACCTTCGACCTCGCCAAGTCCTGATAGTCTGCTACAGCAGTCAGTTCAGCAACCCCCAGTCCCTAACCGGACTGGGGTTTTTCATTTCTAGTCCGCTACACTACAAAAGTCTTAATTAGCAGTTTTATGCCTGCTCCAACTGTCATGAGCGCACTGGAACGCCTGCGCAAAGCAGCCAACCTGGAGCCCACCAAAAAGGAAGTGGAGCTTAGCGATGGCTCCATCTTCGAGATGTGGGTCACCCCCATGACGATGGCCGAACGCGAACGCGCCCAACGCCAGGCAAAGTCCGACGACGCAAGCGCTTTTGCCCTGCAGTTGCTGATCTCTAAGGCTTGCGACGAGAACGGCCAGAAGTTGTTCAAGGCAGGTGAGATCGACATGCTGAAGAACGACGTGCGCGATAAAGACCTCCAATCTCTGATGCTGGCAATCCTGACGGACGGCAGCGAAGAGCTGGACACCAAAAGCGCTTGAGGACCAGCTCCGCAAGGACACCTACCTCATGCTCCAGTTCTACGTCGCCAAAGAACTGGGCATGACGCTGAACGAGCTACGGACCCGCATGACCGACATGGAAATGCTGGCCTGGAACGCTTACTTCAGCATCCGCGCTGACGAGGAGAAAAAAGCCTACGAAGCCGCCAAACGCCGCCGCTAACCCGGCGGCTTTTTTACGGGATAGACTGAAAACCAAAGACGCAGCAGACACGAGACGTGGCCGCTTATAGAGCTGATATTGAAATCGGCGTAGTCGGCGTACGTGCCCTAGAGCAGCTTCGCTCAGACATAAATAAAACTGCTCAAGCTGTAGACAGCCTTAACGATGTTGTAGGTGCCCGTGGTGGATTAGTTCAAAACATAGAAAATTACGTAAACAACTTAAATCGAGCTGCAGCGTCTCTTGAGCGCGTAGGTGCTGGCACACAAGCAGAAACAAAAGCTATTCAAGAATACGTAAAAGCTCTCGGAGAGGCTAACGCAGCCCGTGCACGTCAGAACTCATTAGTTGCTCAAGAAATAGCCAATCAAAGACGTGTAAATCCTTCAATAGCACCTTTTGGGCAACAAGGTCCTGCGCTACCTCCAGCAGTGGTACGCGGGCGCGAGATCCAGCAAGCCTGGAACACGTTTTTTATTCAAGCAGACGAACTAGGCAGAGAGTTACAAACAAACGCAAAAGCAAAAACACTAAACATCAGAAACAGCTGGAACACCTTCTTTACAGAAGCTGCTGACCTAGGTCAAGAGGTGCAGGTAGCTGCAAAAGCAAAAACACTAAACATTAGAAATAGCTGGAACACCTTCTTTACAGAGGCCGCACAATTAGGACAGGAACTACAAGCAGCCGCAACAGCAAAAGCTATGAACATAAAGAATAGCTGGAATACTTTCTTTACTGAAGCACAAAATTTAGCAACCGATTTACTTATTCAAGCCCAAGAAGCTGCTGCTGCAATCCGTAGTCGTGAGGGCGCTGCTAGTGCAGGCGCTCGCCAGCGGTTAAGTGAAGAAGCTACTAGGCGTGAACGTATTCAAAATGCTGGCTTTGGCATGCAAGGACCGAAAGCACCGCCGACAGGCTTAGAGCGGCCTGGTGTTCTTGACGCCATTTTGGGAGGCGGCTTTCCAATGCTGTTTGGCGGTGGACCGGGTGCCATCGTCGGTGGCGCTGCTGGCGGTCTTATTGGTGGAAAGATGGGCGGCATGGCCGGCATGGCCCTAAGCATCGGTCTTTCTGCCGTCGGCCAAAAGCTCGACCAAATTTTTGGTGCCGCCATCCAGAAAACAGCAGAACTAGGCTCAGCACTAAGCAAGCTTGACGTTCAAGCTTTGCGCGAATCAACAATCAATGTAACCGCTGAACTCGATAATCAAGTACGTCTACTGGTAGAAGCAGGCAAGTACGACCAAGCTCGTGCAGTAATTGCAAAAGAAATCGCTAATCAGACTGGCTCACTTGGTTCAGGTATCCAAGACTCAACAAGAGCGACAAAACAGCTTTCAGCCGCCTGGAACGCAGTCAGCGGAACTGTAAATACTCTATTAGCCGTATTTACAGTCGAACTCCAGACTGCACTGGCTGGCGTACTTCAGCTAGTAAATCTTGTCCTCAAAGGTATTAACGTCGTTGTTTCAGGCGCAAGAGAACTAGGCAAGATATTTAACACGTACTTACCCATACTCAATCCAGTTGGAGCGTTCCTCCAACAACTAGCAAAAGTTTTACCTCAAAATACGGAAGAACAGCAAAAACTTGTTGCCGCTGCCCAAGCTGCTATTGATGCAGGAGTAGTTGATTTGCAGACGAGAAAACAGCGTTTAGCCATAGATAAGCAGATAATTCAAGGTACTACCGAAGAAGCACGTATATCGCAAATTGAGGCAGAACGTAAAAAAGCATACCTACAGAGTGAAACAGATTTAGAAAAAGAGCTAAAGCAGATTAACACGGACAGCGTTAATCTTACTGCGCAACAACTTAAACTAAAGAGAGATATAGCTATCGCTAACTCAGAACTGCAAAAACAAGAAGCGGATCTCGCGGCTAAAAGAGCAAAACAACAAGCTCTACTAGACGTATACATATCGTACATGCAGTCCTTGAAAGATTTGGAAGCAAGCCGTAGTCAACTAGAAAACACACAAAGTAATCTACAAAAAACACGTCTGCAAAATGAACTGCAGCGCTTACAAGTACAAAAAGACTTCAACCTGTACTTAAACCAAGAAGTAAATTCTGTTAATGCTATACAAGCGCAAAAGTTAAAGATTGCCGCCTTAGAACGCGATAATGTAATCCGTAATCAAGACTCAGCAATAAAACAAGCGCAACTAGATTTTGCTATACTCGATGCCCGATTTAAAGCGGGTCAACTTTCTGTCGAAGAATACCAAAACAGGTACAAGATATACCAAAATACCGTAGCTCAAGCGAAGATTGAAAAAGACATTGCTAACGAAGTTTACAAACAAGCTACGTACATCATAGAAATTGAACGTAAGCAAGCTGTAGTAGCAGAGTACGCAGCGGAGTACGCACGTAACACAGAAAAAGCGACACGAGCACTAGAAGAGCAGACCAGCACACTTAGCAATCGTGCTTCACTGACTGCTGCTATCAGTCAAGCAGTTCAAACAATAAATAACATAGAAATCGAAGGACTTACGCGCGAACTGGAACGCACTAGCAGCACAGGACAACGCGCCAAAATACTGGAGCGTATCTATGAGCTAGAAGTACAAAATGCTCGCGTTGCTCTTGAAGCAACTCGTGCCCAAGTTAAAGCTGAACTGGCACGGACCCAAGCTGCATATCGAGCAGTCCAACTTAAATACGAAGAGTTGCGGGCTGTTGTAGAAATTGCAAAAGCCGAAGGCGTAGTCAATCGCGCTCACTACGAAGCACTTGAAGCACAAGGATCTGCACTACGCATCGCTAAAGATAATCTCACCACAGCCGGCCAAATTGCCCAATGGCAGTTGAAAGCAGCCGACGCGGTATTCAAAGCCGCCGTCGACGCCGCCCAACTCAAAAAAGAAATGGGCGGCGTTGCCGCTGCTGCAGGACAATTCGCCGGCAACATGGAACGCGCCGCTGGCGCCATGGGCGGAATGACTGGGGCACCGTTCGCCGCGATGGGTGGCGCCGGAGCTATCCAAGATCCAGGACTCAAGGCGCAAGCCGAAAAGATCTGGAAAGATGCCGAGCGTTTTGCCGCTACAAAAGGCATCGCCAGCATCCAAGCGGATATTTTGCAGCGTGCCCGCGACGCAATCGCTCGTATTGCGTTTAGAGACTATGTACTGCAGCAGAAAGCAGCGGGAGCACCTGCCATTTCTACAGAAACACCCGCTGCCCCACTTACTAAAACTCCAAGTACCGCGCCGATCCCGCTTACTGCACCACTTGCTACCGGCCTATCGCGCCAACCGGGCGGCGGCCCTGGTACAGCCATCATTGACAGCTTCCCAAGCACAATCAACCTGCAGACCGGACCCGTAATCCAACAGAACAACGGCGAAAAATACGTCAGCCTTAAGGACCTGGAGCAGATTCTGCAAGACTTTGCCGCTACGATCTTCGAGAACTCCCGTACCTCTGGCGGTCGCCGCTACCAAGGTGTGAGCTGATGGCAAACCGCGCCCAATCTCAATACCTGCGGATTTTCGACGAGACCGCCACCTACGTCCGCTGGCAAAACTTCTACTACAACACCACAGTCACCTGGGACAGCAATTCCTGGATCTATACACCGTTCACTGTTAATGCACTGATTGGTACTGCCACGCAAGCGGCAGCAGGCATCTCGGTCACAGCTCCTGCATTGCAGGCTACGGTGGCCGCTTTCAGTAATGCAATCGACAAGAACTACTTGTGCGAAATCAAGATGTATGAGTTTGATAGCCGTTTATCCCAAGCCGTGCCGCAAGCCAGTCAACTTTTGATTGGTTCATTTATTGGAGAGGTCGTCGGACTGGGCGGTAACTTCAATGAGATTGAAGCCAGCATCGGGTCTAGCCTTGCACCAGTTGGATCGCAAGTACCACCCCGCACGTTCTCCTCGCGTCTTGTAGGGAATCCACCAAAGCTATGACACCTAAGATCCGAGTCAGCGATCCATTGCAGCTACTTCCGTATCAGACGGGAGTTATTTTTACTGCTAGCACCAAAAAAGCAGGCGAAGGCGATACATCCTCTCAGCTAGACGTTCAACAGCGTGCCGTACAACTTGGTACGCCTGTCCCGATTGTCTTCGGCAAGTATGTCGATCAACCAGGAACCGATGCAGATCACGGCGGCATCTTCATCAGCCCAGGCGCAACAAAAGTTCGCTACGAAATCGACGAAATAACGAATGAACTAACACTAAAGATCTGCCTGGTACTTAGCGAAGGCTACTTACCACAACCGAAAGTTCAAGACATTTACCAGCGCACCTGCCGTCGTGGCACAGCAGTTTGGGCATACGACAAACTTGCCGGACCTTATTTTGCACCTGGTACGTTTACAAAGAATGGCGGCAGTATCACAATCACTTGGAACGGACCAAGCTACACAGGATCCGACGCCGGTACATACGAAGATCTAACAACTCTTTATTACCGTAATGATTTTGCAGCTGGTGACGATACTTATACCAAACAGGTTCATGTATTTATCCGCGAGGGTATCCATGTCCCTCGGATGATCCCTGGCACGGTCGGATCAAGCAACAACATGATCGACCTAGCGTTGTATCTGATCCGTGCAACCAGTCGTGTACCAGAGCTGCTAATTGATCTGACACAGATGTTTATCGCTGCAAATTATGTGCAAGCGAACGGATTTACCTGGGACGGCGTTGTTGATCAAGGCATAAATCTTGAAGACTGGATGCAGCAGATGGCAGGATATTTCCTGCTGCGTGTAGGTGATAAAAACGGCAAAAAGGGCTTCCGTCCGCTGCTGCCGTACAACGGAATGACCTATTTAATTAGCACTAATCCCGTTAGCTGGGTCTTTGGCTTCACAGAGGAGCATATTGTCCCAGATAGCTTCCAGATTGAATACATCAACTTAGAAGATCGCAAGCCGATTTGCGCTCAGATGATTTGGCGGCAGCAGCCTCCTTATGACGTTGGTTTTATTCGTACAACGGAGGTTCGCATCGACGGTGAAGCGCCCGATGGTCCATACGAACAATATGACATGAGCCAATTTTGTACTCGTGAGGATCATGCGGTCAAAGTTGGCGCTTATCAGCTTGCACGCCGCAAGTATGTAACGCACGCGCTACGTATCAAAGTTAAACCCGACTCCTTTAACACCACACTGGTGCTGGGCAACATTGTGCGCGTGCAATTACGCCGCGAAACTGAACCAGGTATCGTCAGTTTCCACGATTACTTATACGAAGTCGAAAAGATCAACAAAACCGCATCTGGCGCTGTTGAACTTGACCTGATGCACTTTCCGATTGATGCACTGGGACGCAGCATCCTCGCGTTGTATGTCGCTGGAGCTGAAGGAACAGGTTACTTGTACGACATCGACAGGAACGAATACACATGCGATAACGAAGACAACGTAGATGACGACACCCCTGTGGACCCGACCGATCCAGGTGACGGCAACAATCCAGAAGAGCCTGATACTGACGTAGACCTACCAGCGCCTGATGTGCTGGATCCGAATGATCCAACACCGCCCACAGATCGCCCAGTCTTCCCTGGAGGCACGTCTACGACGGGCTATCCACCTAGCGGCAGTCCAACAGGCGGCAACCCAAGCGATCCATTTGATGAAGATATACCGGCTCCTACTATTTCTGGTCCAAGCGGGCCAGGTGGCGTGCCGCTGCCAGGAGACGAATTAAGCGTATCGAATGTATGCCCAGGACAATACAATACCTGGTATTTAGTGGATACTGCAACCGGTGAAGAAACTATTGTTTCCGAAGGTGTAGCTGCTGAGTATATTATTGCCGATCCAAATTTAACAGGCAAAACTGTATACGTTGTTGGCTGTTGTCCTGATCCAGGTTCGCCTACAGGTTACGGTACATGCCACGAATCCGAGCAGACTGAACCTATAGGTGAACCGCCTGTTCCGCCTATTTATTGCCCTGGTGGCTCTGATTCTGGTGGACAAGGCACATTTACTCGACTCGTTAATGTAGGTGAAGGGTCAGGCTCTTTCTCCTTTAGCTGGACTGCGTACAGTATTCCAGACAGGTTCGTTATAAGTGGGGCGGCTACTTTTGACACAGGGACTGTTTCTGGCAGCGGCAGTGCGTCCGTTACAAAAACAAGCACTAATCCTTGGATTACTGTGACTGTGTATGCACCGCTTTCTGGAACGGCTTGGGTCTATTCGGTAGGTTGCGCCTCCTAGTCATGGCAACTTTTCCCGCGCTAAATCCGAACGCCCGGACCTTTGTTCCAGGCCAAAAGGCTGCCACGCCGATAGGCACGCTCGACGGCGACGAACTCAGTGTGCTCCATACCAACGCCTCAACCAGCTACAGCCTGCGTCTTACATTTACAGGGCTATCAACAACAGATCACTTCGCTATTGTTAGCCACTACACGAATCACGGCAGGTTCGTCTATTTTGATCTTGCCGAAATTACACTGCGAGGCTCGAATATACAACTTCCGGCTAATTATCTCTGGACATATAGTAGTAGCCCTAGCACGGACTACAGCCCCGGTATTGTTACGACAACTGTTGAACTAGAGGCTCAGCCACGAGATCTGGCTACAGATATTTCAGGATGCCCAACTACGGCTAACGCAGAAACAGGTGGGATCGGCACTTATACCCGCGTTATAGATGTAGGTCCCGGTTACGGATCTTTTAGCTTTACCTACACCGCTTACACAATCCCAGATCGCTTCATCATCACTGGGGCAGCCTCTTACGACACGGGTTACGTGTCTGGCACAGCGACCGTCTCGATCCCAAAAACAACAGCAGATCGGTACATCACACTTACGATTGAGGCACAGACCGAAGGGACTGCTTGGTCGTACTCCGTTGGTTGCGTTAGCTAGCCATGGCTACATTTCCAGCCTTAATCCCAAACTCAATCAGTTTCGACCTGGGACAGCTGAACTTAAGCGAGTCTTCCTCACAGGATCGGGTGCCAGTCCGCTTTCGGCATAACCAGCGTGTCAGCGGACACACGCTCAACATTAACTACACGGGTCTGTCGCAGGCTCAAATTGAAAGCCTCCGCGATCACTTTTACACCGAAAACGGTACACACGGTTACTTCAACGTCCCGGCTTCAATCTGGGGCGGACTGACTGCCGTAGACGCGAACGCCCTGTACCGCTACGCCGCAGCTCCACAAGAAGATCACCAAGGGCTGTACTACAGCGCGACAGTACAGCTGCGCGTGGTGTTTGGGGCAATCCTGCTCTACATCTTGAATGGCGGTGGAGCAACAGCACCTGCAACAACAGCGTTTACCTCGTTTGCGTTTAACGGGTACGCCCCCTTTATCCTTAACAGTGGGAGCGCAAGCTCCACGGCAACCCTTCTTTTAAGCGGCGGCGGCGCAGGTCAATGACAACACCGACTCCCACAACAGTCCAAGTCAAACTGCAGCTTCGCGCTGATACAGCCGCCAACTGGTCGTCCGTCAACCCTGTCCTGCTCAACAACGAGCTGGCACTCGAAACCGACACCAAGAAGCTAAAGGTCGGCAACGGCAGCACTGCCTGGAACAGCCTCGCTTACTTCCCGTTCGTCGTCTCCGGCGGCACGGTGCTGGGAAATCTGGAGATCGGCAGCACAGGCACGCTGACGTTTGAAGGCAGCACCGCTAATGGGTTTGAGACCACGCTGGCGGTGACAGATCCGACAGCTGATCGCACGATCACGCTGCCCAACCAAAGCGGCACCGTCATCGTGAGCGGTAACGCCAGCATCGTTGACGCGGATATCAGCGCCAGTGCTGAGATCGCCGTCAGCAAGCTGGCGGATGGTGCAGCGCGTCAACTGCTGCAGACCGATGCTGCCGGCACTGGCGTTGAGTGGACTAGCAACGTTGATGTGCCTGGCACGTTGGACGTGACTGGTGCTGCCACGTTTGATGCGGCGGTCACCATTGCGGGCGATTTGACCGTCAACGGCACCACTACCAATATCAATACGCAGAACCTTGTCGTTGAAGACAAGAACATCATCCTTGCGGATGTTGCCACACCCACCGACACCACAGCAGACGGTGGCGGCATCACGCTGAAAGGCGCCACCGATAAGACGATCACCTGGAGCGATACCACCGACGCCTGGACCAGCAATCAGGCGGTGGACCTGCCTGCAGGCAGTGCTGCAACGCCATCGCTGATCTTCGGCGCGGACACTAACACCGGCATCTACTCCCCCGGCGCAGATCAAGTAGCCATCTCGACTAATGGCACTGGGCGGTTGTTTGTGAATAGCGATGGCAGTATTGACTTTAAAACAGAAAGCAACTTGAGCGTCCACAGAGCTGGTGGCGGTCCGGGCATTAATTTAAGGGCGGCGGAAGGCAGTCAAGCTTCTCCAGCAGCAATTTCTACATCAACAACACTTGGTGCAGTCCGGTTCCAAGGATTTGATAGTACCGCTTATAGGGCAGTCAGCACTGTCGCTGGTGTCTCGGATGGAGCCGTCAGCAGCACCTCTTCGCCAGGGTCTCTTACTTTCAACACCACTCCATCAGCCTCAGTAACCCCTCAAGAACGCCTGCGAATCACCTCGGCTGGCCTCGTGGGCGTGGGGACTAGTAGTCCTGGATATTTGCTTACCGCCGTCTCTAGCAGCAACAGTGCAACAACTTATCTTGGTCAGCTTCTTTCATCTGCCAACGTTACTGGAACTTCCGCTACTTATCTCAGGCTTGAAAAAGACAGCGGCTATGGAGGAGCCATTGGTGGCTACATTTCTCAAGGCGTAGGCTCTGGCCTTAAGCTATCAACATTAAACAACGGCACGCTTAGCGAAGCGGTAACAATTACCCATCTCGGCAACGTCGGCATCGGAACCGCGAGTCCGGCAGTCAACCACCACGTTTATGGAGCATCTGGCGTAATTACATCCAGAGTGCAATCGGGCTCAGGAACTGTTGAGTTAGCTCATAACGGTACCGACGCCTTTTTATCGACAAACGGTGGCTCCACGGTCTTCTATCAGTCCACTACCGAACGCGCCCGCATCGACAGCTCCGGCAGGCTCTTAGTTGGTACGTCTAGTGTCCGTGCGGTCGGAGAAGGATTCCAGAGCGCACAAAACTCAGGTATCTACATTGAGCAGCCATCAGCAGACCTGACACCTTTTACATGTGTTCTTAACAGAAACGATACAAATGGACCGCGATTCATTATCGGAAAATCTCGCGGAACAACTGTTGGCTCGTCAACGATTGTTCAAAATGGCGACACTCTCGGGCAAATTATTTTTGCAGGCGCGGATGGCACTGATTTAGACACAAGGGCTGCCGAGATCGTGGCTGTTGTAGACGGCACCCCTGGCGCTAATGACATGCCAGGCCGTCTAGTGTTCTCCACTACTAAAGATGGCCAGGCAAGTCCAACTGAAGCGCTTCGCATTGATTCGCAGCAGCGTGTTGGGATTGGCAAGACTCCTGATAACTCATCTTCAAATGGTGTTGAATTCTGGAGTTCTGGTGTTGAGATACTGGCGCGATCTTCTGGGACTTGTCTTTATGTAAACCGTAATACAAGCGACGGAACCATCGTTGAGATTCAGCAAGATGCAGTACAAGAAGGCAGCATTTCTGTCTCCGGCACCACCGTCTCCTACAACGGTGCTCACCTAAGCCGCTGGTCGCAACTTCCTTCTGGTGCTGAGCGCACTGAAATTCTGCGTGGCTCTGTGCTGTCTAACATCGACGAGATGTGCGAATGGGGCGAGGAGGACAACGAACAGCTCAACCGGATGAAGGTGAGCGATGTCGAAGGTGACAAGAACGTGTCCGGCGTGTTCCAAGCTTGGGACGATGACGATGACACCTACACCAACGATTTCTACTGCGCGATGACGGGTGACTTCATCATCCGTATTGGCGCTGGCGTCACTGTTGAGCGCGGTAATCTGCTGATGTCCGCTGGTGATGGCACCGCCAAACCACAAGATGACGACATCATCCGCAGCAAGACCATCGCCAAGGTGACCAGCACCAATGTGAGCTGCACCTATGACGACGGCAGCTACTGCGTGCCTTGTGTACTGATGGCCTGCTGATTAGTCCCCTTCGATACTGGTTTTGCGCAGCATGAGTATGGCAGCCGCATTCTTTGTCAGCCAGACTTGTTTTTGAGCAAAGCCGTTAGTCCACGTCACTACTGTTTGACAAAAGGGTACCCTATAGTGTAGTGTAGTAGAGTACATCCATACTACACTCCAGTGAAATTGAATGATCTCTGGAGCGCCTTCCTGGAAGAGCGCTCCATTTCCTTATGCCCTACCAGCCTTACGTCGGATTATCGGCAGGTATCGAAGCGACTGGCCCAGTGCCCAATACAAGACCCGGCTCAAGCAAGGCAAATCATGATCTGGGTCTTGCAGCAGCAACCAGTCTTAACGGCCAGGCGCGTGGCCATGTATCTAAAAACCATGTACAAGTGGGCTGCTCAGGAAGACGTTGCTCTGCTGGAACGCAACCCTCTCGCCAGCTTCAAAATGCCAAAAGCCCCACAAAAAGATGAGGAGATAGTTGTTATACCTAGAAACGAAGTGGGCTTGGTACTAGCAGCACTAGAAGGTAAACAAACTTACCGTCACGTCAACTGGGCTAGCTACACGGAATTTATGTTGCAGACTGCAATGCGTACTGGCGAAGTGCGTTCCCTTATGTGGGACGACATAAAAGACAATAAAATTCTTGTTCATCAAAACTACACACTTACTCACGGACTAAAAAACAGCACAAAGACAAATAAAAAGCGATGGGTTCCTCTGAATCAGCGCTGCGTAGAAATCTTGGAAGATTTACCAAAAACCGATAAGTTTATCTTCCCGTGGAATAGATTGGCTTTTCAGAGTTACTTCCGTAAAAAGCTATCCCCGCTTAAGCAGGCAGAGCTAATTTCGCATGTGTATCGACCATACGATTGCCGACACACAGCTATAAGCCGCTGGATTGAAGCAGGGATTCCCGTACCACAGGTAGCGGCGTGGGCTGGAAACACTAGCGAAGTGATTTTTAAGCACTACTGCAATACTACACAAGAGTACGAAATGCCGGTATTATGAGCACTTAGCAAACTATCTAACCCAGTGGCTGACACCACCTACGCCTGGAAAGTTGCCAACATGGAGCGCAACCTTGCCGATGGCATGGTCACGACCGTTCATTACACGGTCAGCGCCCACGATGGCACCTACAGCAGCAGCGCCTATGGCAGTGTTGGCCTTAAGCCTGCAGATCCTGCTGCGATGATCCCCTTCGCTGATCTCGACGAATTCACCGTCGCCAGCTGGGTCGCTAATCACTTTGGTGATGAAAAAGTGCAGGAGATCCAGCAGGCACTGCAGAACCAGATCGACCTGCAGCGCAATCCGGTGACAGGCAGTGGTGTACCGTGGGCTAACTGATGGCTGTTAAATCCAAAACCGCACTGGGGCGCCTCGACCACAAACCCGGCCGTCCCAAGAAAACGCGCCAGGGTCAAGGACAAAACAGCCTGCCCAATCACGGGCGCAAAAAGCTAAGAGGTCAAGGACGCTAACCTATAAAAAAGGTTGGCAGTATGCCTCGCAATGGACAACCACGAAGAGGTTTACGCCGCAGCGCCTGAACACCCCAACCCATTTAACCAAGCCGTGCCAGCTCTTTTGACCGCTGCGGTCATCGGGCTGGGCGGTCTTTTTATGCAGGTAGCCAAACTGGATCAATCAGTTAGTACAGTAGCCGCCGATATTCAAGAACTCAAGAACGATTCCAAAGAAAGGCTTAGCGATCTTGAAAGTAGAGTGCGCCAGATTGAAATGAAAGTTGGCCGGTAAAACAAATGAGCGTCGTCAACACCACTGATTTCGACAACGGCTACACCCTAGACCAACTGGAAAACGAGCGGGGCGAACTGTACTACCGCGCCTGTTTAAACAGCGTCTGCCGCTATGCCGAAGACCACTACATCGCGATGATGTATCTCGAAGGCATGGGCTGGGACCCTAAAGCAGACCACCAGTAATCCACTGCACGATTGCATCCTCGCGGTACGGCTCCCAAAAATCCTGCTGCCTGTACCACTCAATCCAGTCCTCGGCCGACTTCGAGATATTGCAAGCAAAACAGCAAGCCACCAGATTCTGCTGGTGCGTATGACCACCCCGCATCTTGGGGTGAACGTGATCCAGCGTCGCCGACCTACCTAAATCTGTAGAACAGTAGGCACACTTGTTCTCCCAATGTTTAAGAATTGATTGCCTAAATCGCGCCTTTGCTTCCTTTTTGTTTAAGTATTCGCCATCCTCGATGCGATGGTCCATACCCAGCAGTGGCTCCACAGAATGTAGCGGTAGAAACTATTACGCGCACTGGATCTCTTCTTTAGTACAGCTAAACTTTGCCAAGAATCCTTACTTCCTATGGATCCCACCACCGCAGCCGTGATTGCAATCTTGGTTGCCGCCGGCTCCGAGATCATCGCAATCCTCCCGGTCAAAGAGAACAGCTGGATCCAGCTGATCATTAAAGCGCTGAAAGTGCTTTTCCCAAAGCGCTGAGATCCAACACAGTTTGGCTGGCGCGATTCGGCGACAAGGGCTGGCGCGATCACCTACGCAAAGCAGCGCAGGACCACAAATTCAACGCCACGCTCAAACCACGCCTGGATCGCGCCATCGAAGACTGGCACGCGGATCAGCCATTAACACCAAAACCCGTTGTGGTTCACGAACCACCAAATGACGAACTACAAACCGGCGAAAGCCGCCTTCTGGGTGGCGCCATGAATATCCACTCCCCCTGGTCCGATGCCAACCAACAAGATCCGCCTGATTGACCTCTTTCGGTATTATCGCCAGCTGCCTCATCAAGCAGCCGCGCTGACCGAGCTAGAGGCCGCGATCAATAAGGCCAACCCCCATATTCTTGGTCGCGACCAAGGCTGGTTCAAAACCTGGAGCGTTGCCGGCAAACAAACTAACTTCCCCAACAGCTGGGAAGGAATTCTTGAAGCCGCCCGCGTTGCCGGCGCCAAATTCCCTGAACTAGTAGCCGCCCAATGGGCACTGGAATCCAACTACGGAAAACTAGTCTCCGGGAGAAATAACTTTTTTGGTCTTAAGGGCGAAGGCAGCGACAAGAAAACCCAAGAATTCATCAACGGTCAGTGGGTCACGATCACCGACAGCTTTATCGACTTTCCCGATCTGCTGTCCTGCGTGATGTACCTAGTCGACCACTGGTACAAAGACTTCAAAAACTACAAAGGCTGCAATAACGCTGCAACCCGCGACGAAGCTGCCAAATGGTTACATAAAGAAGGATATGCAACAGATCCAAATTATCCAGGTAAGTTAATCGAACTAATGAACCAGCACGCTGGCACGAAACCACTGGTCGCACCAAAAGAAAAAATCCTCAAGGTCGCGTACGAGTACCAGCTCGGACCAGACGATGGAGCAACGGGTTATCGCCAGTGCTTTAGCTCCAGCTGTGCAATGGTGGCCCGCTACTACGGCAAAATCTCTGGCGACTACGAGTACAACAAGATCCGCGCTCGTTTCGGCGACACCACCGATCCCAAAGCCCAGATTGCAGCACTGAAATCACTGGGACTAACCGCCACCTTTGAGATGGATGGAACAGTCGAAGACCTAGAAACCGAAATTACTCACGGCTACCCCGTACCAGTCGGCTGGCTACACAAAGGACCCATCAGCAACCCAAGTGGTACAGGCCACTGGAGCGCAGTGATCGGATTTACGCCGACGCATTTCATCCACAACGATCCATTTGGCGAGGCCAACCTGACTACTGGCGGCTACGTCAGTAACAAGGGAGGCGCTGGTGTTGCGTATTCCCGCAAAAACTGGCTGCCTCGCTGGCTCATCGAAGGCAATGACACCGGCTGGTTCTTAAAAGTTCGCCCTAGGTAGCTATGCGCCCCATCGAACACACCGCTGAATCCAGCTTCCACAAAGCCGCCACCGACAAATGGCTGGTGGATCTTTTTAACCGCCAAGATTATCGCGGCCTCTTGGAAGCAGCTCTTGTATTGAACACACTCCACCAGCTGGAACGAACAAAATCGGCCTGGGCTATCCGCGAAGCCGCCGATAACCTGGCCGATCAATTCGGGTTAGACCGCAATTCGGCCTAACGCTGGCTGTACTTTTCGTACAAACCTGTATACGTGTGGTGATTTGGATGCTCTGGATTGGAGCGCCCATCCCACTCATACAACTTTTCGAGCAGATCCATCCGGGAATGATCGACGATCACTTGGCCCCAGTTCTGCCGAGCCCAATCAGCAAGTTCAGGGTTGTTCATTTTTACTCTCCACTAGTTTGAGACGACGCCGGGCCGATTCTTTCGGCCCATTGTTCGAGCGCACCAGCCTAGGTTTTTTTGCCGCCTGTGACGGCACCTCCACCTTGCAATTCGGGTAACGATTTGCTGCAAATAGCAAAGCCTGCTGGAGAGACTCTGCTCGCACCAAATCCCGCATAGCGCCTTGACCAGGCAGCCAAATCTTCAATTCAAACAGCTCAGTCTTTTCAGCACTGGTACGTGAACGTCCCTCGCCAAGACGAACTTCAGGGTCGAGTTGTTGCTGGAACGGAGTTACTTCCATGATTTGGGGTAGGTGGGTTCATCGACGCTATGAACAGCAACGTTGCTGTTAGTGCACTCAGCAACAGCTCGCGCCGCAGCGATAGCTCGTTCGTACGTAACCCAGCTGGATGCATCTTCCTTGGATGCGGTGAGACCAATACCTTTGCCAGGGCCGTAAACCGCCGTAACCCAGCGATCTTCAACCATGACGACATAGCGCGTCATTACCTTCAAATGATTTACTGTGTAAGCCTAGTAAGTTTAGCCTGTTGGAACCAGACTATGAAGACATTTCACTAAGTCTCATGCGTCTTGCTCTAACCCACTTCCTTCTTGCTTGGAGCGCATCCTTCCCTGTACCCGCCGTTGCACCGACTCCGCCCAGGCCGCCTTATCAGCAGCTTCCGCAGCCTTGTAATCCGACGTTGGAACAGCCTTCTCCAAAGCGGCGTAAACCATATCCCTCAACATTCCAGTTACCCGCTTGCCTTCACTGGCTGCAAGCTGCTCGGCCAATTTGTAGCGATGGCTGTCAAGCAGCAACTGGCAATAAATTTTTGACCCGTGCTTCAGCGGCATTGCTGCTTCTCTAGTCTGCTACACAGTAGCATACTGCGACACACTAGACCCGCCAGCGCACGTCATCATCCACATCCTTCCGCCAAGCATTGGACTGCGCCGCCCTTGCACTGGAACGCTGCTTGGTACAGCCTTTCCGAATACCCCGCGCCCACTCCAGAAACGCCGCAGCCCGATGCAAATCCGCAGTCTTCGCCTGCCGAATCTCCCGCATCAACCACTCCATCACAAGTTCTCTACCTGTCCGCGGGAGACTCATGCGTCTAACTCTGAGACTCTCAAGATCGACTGAACGTGCTGATCAGGACAAAGCTCCAGAGCCCTCATCCTCGCGGTGAAAGCATCTGGAGCAGTAACAAACAGGTCGTGCGTACCACCGTGGCGCGGGTGCATCCGCACTCGGTATTCGTAGTCTTCGACGACCTGTTCGGGGCTCACTTCGCCTGATCCCAGCTATCCCCGACCTTAGCTTCGGCAAGCGGCGGAATCTCGCCTAACCACTTCGCCTCACACTCTTCCATCACGGATTGCAGCTGGAGCGCCCAAGTGTCGGCGTGTTCTTCAGCGACGAGCAAGATGATCTCGTCATGCACCACGCCGGCCAAGCGCACAACATCTTCCCCGTCGGCGTGGAGTAACGGCCACAATTTGCCGAGAGTAAGTTTGAGGACTGCTGCACCAGCCCCTTGGATTGGTGTATTACAGCGCGTGGTGAGTTTGTTGTTCTCGCCCGGTAAAAACCGCCGCAAGCCCGAGATGCGTATGCGGATAGATGGATTGTCCTTAGCCGCATCAGCATCGCGAGCATTTTTGCGCTGCCATGCGGAGA